CATGGCAGGGCTTGATCGTGAACGTGCCGACCGAGCCCTTCTCGACAACGTGCTGCATCGGGCCGAGGTTGTAGATGTAAACCTTGTAGTCCGGATCCGGCGAGAACGAAGCATTATCCGGCGTGTAGACCAACACGCCGTTCAATTCCTGCTCGCGGGCTCGCGCGCTTGCGATCGCGCCTGGTGTGTCGTATGGCATTTCCTTTTCTCCTGAGATATATTCCTTCTGCTAGCAGCCGTCGGTCGCCCGGACTGGGCTGGCGTGAAACTAGCTGGACGAGGCCAAAAGCTGAAGACTCCAGTCTGCCGACGTTAAACCACAAAGTACGCGAAGCCGATAACGGTCTGTCACGCTTATCTTGATGCGGGCCATTTGGCTCTGTGGCCGAGGCCCATCTTTCTCACGATTTCGTCCCGTGAAATCTTCATGCCGGCTTGCTTTTCTCGGATTCGCTGTTCCCATCTTTCATGATTGGATTCGTGAGTACCCGCCTTGCCGCCGAAAGCAAGGCCAGCTCCCATGTAAGCCTCGAAAGTTTGTTGAGCGGCTCGTTGCCGTTCGGCAAGCATGCGGTTTTGGATGGCGACTTTTCGCTGCGCATAGGTCGTCTCCTGTTCCTTCAAAAGATTCGGGACGAGCAAATCGATCAGCCAGTGCGTAAGCGGCATGGCGTCGAATGTCATCACGCCGTTCTCGACTTTCCTCACAAACAGATTGAATGGCGCCGGCTCGTACAGTCCGCGATGCGGATAGTCGCCGATCGTCGGCACGTCGGCTTCCCAGTCCCAGGTCAACGCGTACCAGAGTTCCGGAGTTCCATAGCATTCCGGAGGCTTCCACACATCGATGAACCAGGCCGGGACGCCGCCATGCTTGAGCACGATGTGCTGACCTCGTTTTCCGTTCGCATCCACGCCGTAAACGAGATTGGTATCGTTCTGTCCCCAGACAATGCGGAAGTTCGGTTCGTTGTATCGATTAAAACCGCCAATGCGGTTGATGTGATCCACATATTCCGGCGCCGGCTCGCGGCGCTCCATGCCTGGAATCGTCCAGCTCATATGTGCGAAGCGACCGCGAGCAATTTCTGCCGCAGGTAAATTTCATCGAATCGCAGCAGCAGAAGCTCCTCGCCATCGATCAGGATCTCGGTGGCGCCGTATTTCGAAAACAGCACGATGTCGCCGATCTCGAGAGGAAGAGGCACGATTCGCTCGCCGATCAACCGACCTTCACCGACGGCAACGACGCGCCCCTTCGAAGACTTTGTCTGCGCGATTTCCGGAATGTGCAAGCCGCGTTTCATCTCCGCATCTTCGTCGATGCGCTTGATGATCACTTTGTCGCCGAGCGGTTCAAGATCGAGCATCGTTTTCCGTTTTGTAAGAGGCGAGCGGAACGAAGTTAAAGCCCCGTTCCGCCCGGTGTCAAGGTTAGCTGAAATAACCCGTCGGAATCTGCGCGTTTTGGATGAATGCCCCAGCACGCACGTTCGAATTGAAAACATTGAACGACGTGACGAAGTAAAACACTGTCGACGCGTTGATGCCGCCGCTGGCTCCGATGGTCGGGAAAATGGTCTGCCCGTTGACATCGTACAAGTCCGACGCCTTTAATTCACCGATACCCCAGTAGCGCAAACAAAGCGCATCTACGCGGCCTGGAGTCGCGTGAACCGATTTGACCATGTCGTATCCGACAAACGTTGCCGGCGTGAATTTCTTCAGCATGTCTTGCGAAGAATCGCCTTTGATTTCCTGCTGATTTGTTATCGCAACTTGAACCGCCAAATTTTCGATGGCGGCAGCCTGATCTACGTTGAGATACCAAACCAAATCAGCAAGCGCGGGAGTTTCGTTGCCGAGTGCGAGGGCAATTTTACTGACAACGAGTCGGCCGATCGGCACGGTGATCGCGGCGCCGGCAAGATTCACGGTCGGCGTACTGAGCCGGCCAGGAAAGTTGCTGCGCGCGAGTCCGTTGAGCGTGCCCGAATTGCCGTTCACCTGATAAGCCTTAACGCCCATCAAGGAAGTATTCGCGCCGCCCGATGCGCCGTTCACAACGAGCAAGTCGCCCGCAATGGTGCCGGCCGGCAGCGGATTCGCGCTCCAAATCGTATTCACTACGCCATCGACGTAGGAAATCTGGAACGAACCGCGGCTCACGCCGCCAACTGACGGGAAAACTTGCACAATCTGGTTGTCGTAAAACTGATTCGCATTCGAAACGATGATGTTCGAAAACGAAGGCCCAGCAGGACCGCTTCCGCTCGAGGGAGTCGTCACTGTCGCAAGAGTTCCGGAGCCGTCGCCCTGGAGATCCGCGTCAAGATTCGATTTGAATTGCTCGAGCGTGTGCGTGAATTCCGAAGCCTTCACCTGGACGCGAGACTTTTTGCCCGTCTCGGTCGACCAAAGTGCTTGCGCCGTAATTTCGCACGCCTCGGAGAAACTGATTGGCGTCAAGAACTGCGCGGCATAGAAACTGCCCGTGCCGCGGCCCATGTCGCCACCATCCGCCGAGAACTGCTGGTGCGTCGAACCTGCCGCGACGCGCATTGGAACGCGCAACGACGGCCGGCCCGTCGGATCGAACGTTGAGCCGGAACTGCCGCCTGTCGATGTCGACATCGGAAAAACTCTCCCGGCTTTCTTTAACCGCGCATACAGTGTGTCCTCGGTGAGCATCAGGTCTGGAATTTCTTCCCTGACGGTCTCGAGCTCCACCGCCTGCACCGCGGCTTCGTTAAGAGCAGCCATTGGCCACTCCATGGTGGACTTATCGTTTGCGGTTTCGCCGCCTGAATCGGCCAGCTTCGCTGCTGCTGTTTGTGGAACGATAGTGAGCGCCCGAAGGCGCCTTGTTGCATTGCGTTTCTCAGGCTCGAGTTTTCGCTTTAACGAGACTGCGGACTCGATCGAGGAACTGAGAGCGCAAAAACTTGATTATTTTCTTGGCACTTTGAAGTGAGCAGCAGCCGGGGGGATGACTGTACCATACGTCACGGTCATCGAAGCCGGCGCGGTGATCTGTATCGTCAGCGTGTCGACTTCCTGCGTGTTGCCCTGGCTGTTTGTCGCAACGTAAGTGACCGTCGCGGTGCCTCCCGGCTTCATGGCGGTAAATGGAATCACGTTCGGCGTCGTCGCATCCGGCGATCCGATTTGAACGACCGTCGAATCGGACGACGTTGCGGCGATCGAACAGGATCCGGTGATGTCCGCTCCCGTAGCATCCAAGACTTGGACTGTCGCGGTATTCGCTCCAGTCGGGACTGTCACTGATTGGTCAGGCATTTTCTTTTCCTTTCATCGTGTATTGGTAAGTGACCTTGATTTCCGTCGGCACCGCAGGACCAGTTCCACCGAGCAACTGCTCGATACGGTGCGAGGATTCGAGTGTGGCCTCGGCAACGGCGAGGCTGTGACGCGTGAGCGCGGTAAGCGCTTGCGCATTCATAAACAGCGCATTGAGCGTCGAGTTGGCGGTTTGCACGTTCGCCAGGATTTCTTTTTCAACCGCGAGGATCTGCTCGAGCAGCGATGCCACGCTGTCGAACGGGACGGCTTCCGGCATATGTGCGCTCCTACTTGTGAATTTTGTTGGCGACCCAGCTGCCGAAGTTCCAGCCGAAACCTGCCAAGAATGCATACACAACAACAACGAGAGATTGCAGGGGAATGAAATGATCGGGCATTTTTCACCTCACTGCGCCGGAACCGGGTTGCCGACGTTGTCGACCCACGTGGCGTTGTCGTTCGAATAGATCCAATGCTGCGTCGTCGGATTGAACGCGAAATACAGATAACCGATGTAGCCCGGCGGCAGGTTGAGCGCGTTGTCTGGCGGTCCAGACGCTCTCGGCTTGACTACTACTGGCGGCTGCGGCGGCTTTGCTGTCTTCCTCATCCTTCACCTCACCGGAAGCCCGTCGAAGCTGAACCAGTTCGTTTCATCGTTCGAGAAAATCAGGTTTTGCGTCTTGGTATTCACGGCAAAAAATTTCCACGTAGCATAGCCGAGCGGCACTTGCGGATTGCCGGGCTGCTTCATGACCGCCTCTTCGATGGTTTCTTCTTTCACGTCACGCTCTTGCTGGATTTGCGGGAGCGTGCCTTCGTCTTCCTTGGTGTGTTGATAGGGCCGCTTTTTACCAACGGGCTTTCTTTCCATTTTTGAGCCATGCCTCTCCGTGGCCCTGGAGCGAGCCGAGCCAGGTTGCTTTGTCCGTTTTCGTGAAATCGACGTCGGCGGTTTTCGGCCGGCCGGCGACGGTTGTCCCCGTTCTAGGCCCGCCGCCGGCGGCGACTCTGCGCATTCCTGTAACTCCAGGTTTCCCGCCCAGATTGAAATCACGCAGAACTCGTTTGATCACTTGCGGCAATTTCTGCCGCGCTGCCGCAACAATGAACCCGACCGCGCGGCCATGATCGCCCTGGCCCATCACCGCTTTGTATCTGTCGGCATAGCCCGGCGCCGTGTTTACCGCCGCGGCAAGATCTTCGTTGACCTGTTTGCGCAGGCGGTTTGCCGTATCGACGCGCAGCTTCCTGCCGGCAAGCTCCTGGCGCAGCAGGCGGTTCGTGTAGGCCATGACTTGCGTATTCACGTCGGTGCGCACATGGCCGTAAAACCCGCGCACGCGTTCGGTCTGCATCTCCTCGCGTTCTTGCGCCAACTTGTCGCGATCGGCTTTCAGCGGATCCGGCGCCTTGGCCTTCGACGCAAAGTTGCGCAGCTCCATCAGAAAATTCTTGAGTGCGCCGAAATGCTTTGCGATGTCTTCGTAGCGTTCGCCGGCGATGGCGGCTTCAAGATCGTTCACCGTCCCGATCACGCCGCAGCGGTCGAGTGTTTGATACATCGGACTCGAGATGGCGCGATCGTGCGCCGCGAGATCGAGCGTGGCAAGCTTCTCAAGCGCCGGGCCGACCAGCATCTTGAAGCCGTCCGGATACTCCTGCGCCCAGGTATCGATCAGAACGGGATCGCCTTGCTGAAAACCTTCTTCCATCATCCGCGAGGCTTCGACTTCTTCGGCCATTTCGCGGATGCCTTCGGGCCCGCCGTGATTCTCGAGTACCTCGGCGGCGCTGCGCAGCTGCTGCAGGCCTCCAAGCTTTCCGAGCTCGGAGGTTTTGAACATCGCGTCGGTCAACTGGCGCTCGAGCCGCGGAAAGCGTTTTGCGAATTCCGGATTGCCGGCTATGAATTCGCGGAAAGCTTTTCTGAGCTCGGTGGGAAGAGCTCGGCTTGGCGGTGGTTCTTCTCCTCCTGGGCCTCCTTCCTCACCGGGAGTTTCGGACTCCGCACCGGGACTTTCTTCTTCCGTTTCGGTTTCTGCAAAGGTTTCTTCGCCACCTGATTCCTCCGCACCTGATCCATCTTCGATTAGACCTAGTTCTTCACCTTCGGGCATTGCTTTTACTCCTTCCCTGATTTTCCTGATTACTGAACAGGCGGCCGCGGAGCAGCTTCGGCGCCGGCGCCTGGCATGGCCGGCGGCTTCTGAGCTTTCGCGAGATCGCTCAGCTGGTCCGCTTGCTCGTCTTGTTGCAGTTTTGCGAGATCGAGAGTGATCCCGAACTTTTGTGCTGCCTGCACTTGACCTTCAGGCGGAAGATCCTTGAACGCCATTGACAGGCCTTCGCTGATCGGCTTTACCTGCGGTTGCTGCATCTGCGCTTGGAGCGCGGCAAGCGCGCGTTTATGCTCGTCAAAATGCAACCTGACATTCGCGAAGCCGTTTGGCTTTTCCGCACGAGCCTTGATGCCGGCGGGCAAATTCGCCCAGGTCTTAATCTCGCCCATTTCGTTCGCATGGTCGTCGAGTTCTTCGTCGATCGGGACGCTCGAGACGAGCGGCGGAATTTTCGCGATGGCTTCCGAGAGTTTTTGCTGCGCGATCTGAACCATCTCAGGCGGCGTGCCTGGCGGCGGAACGTTAGCTGCCATGGCTTCTTTGGCTTGGTCGAGTTGCGGATTCGGCACTGGCTCGGAATCCATCAGGATCATGATTTCCGCCGCTTGCTTCGAAGCGGCTTCGGCCGCCGGCACAACGAGTTCCGGAAGGCCGGTCTTATCTTTCGCGATCGCAAGATTCCTCGGCACCGCGAGGATCGCCTGAAGAATCGGATTTTGCGCCGCCGCAGCCATCAGCTGCGTCCAGACAGCGCGCTGCGCGACCCAGGACTCTGGGAAGTTTTCGTCTGTGTCCGGATAGCATCGGACATTGCCCTTCAGATCTTCCGGATTGACGTTGATTGTTTCTTTTTTCCCGCCAGCGCCCTGGAGCTCTCCGGACATCGGAGAGTTGCGAAACTTCGCCGCAGCCGCTACCGCCTGGCGGATGATGCGCGCGTAGCTGGCTTTGATATTTCGCCAGGTGAGTCCGACGCGGCCGAGCGCCTGGTCGCGCTGGCTGGCGATTCCGGAAGCGGTATCGTTCGCGCCGGTATTCCCGCCAAACAGTGCCGGAAACGCGCCGCAGAGGAATTGCGAGAATTCGCCAAAAAGATTCTGCACATAGATCAGGAGGCCTTCCGCCAGCTGAATCTGCGGCTCGACGAAGATATTTTCGGCCAGGGCTTTGTCGGCCTTCCGCTTCATCTTGAGATACAGTCCCGGCTTGATTTCGATTTGCTGAAGCGCCTCGGTGTCGACCGCTTCCGGATCCACCCACTTGATCGGTATTAAATGCATGAACGCATCGTGGATGTAATCCATGCAATCGTTCAGTTTTTCCTGCAGCGGAATGACCGGCTGGCCGAGTGCCGGCCGATGCGCGCCATCGCCTGGCCGCGAATGCGTCAAGCTCCAATGATCGTCGATCGATTCCTTGCGCGCTTCGACAACTTCCTTGCCGACCATCGCAACCATGCAGCCACGCGGAAACGTGTCGTAGAGCCAGTTGCGGTGCGCATCGTCTTTGCATTCACGATAGAACGCCGGGCGGAACCAGGTGAGCTGCTCGGTGCCGTTGTAGGTCATAGCGTCCTGCGTCATGTTCGACGGACGCATTCCGGTCATGATCGACGTGCGCGCGAGCCGCGCGTATTCCATGTTTGCTGTCGGCGTCTGGAACGGTTTCAGCTTTTCCGCCTTGTCCGGATACTTCGTCTTCAGCCGCGTGATGTCGAATTCGCGCGCGAGCACCACATAATCGCAGCCATCGATATCGGTCGATTGGATCGGGATCTTGGTCTCGAGCGCGCCGAAGTTTTCGATCACTTCCTGGCCGCGCGGTTCGCCGCGGCCCATCTCAATCTCTTCCTCGGATTGCGCGCCTTCTTCGCCGGCTTTTAGGCCGAGCTCCGGAAGGTAGCCAAGCTCATCTTCGATGTCCGATTTCGTTTCGTAGCCAAAGCGCTGCCCATCGATTACGTAATGCGTGTAAGTCATGCAGCGGCCGTCGGTCCACAGAAAGCGCCCGAGATCTTCCTGCAGCACGATCATGTTGTTGGCGCGTTCGATTAGCCGGCGCGCGCCTTCGGAGCCTTCAGCGGCGGCCACGTCTGAAGGATTCGTCGGATCGTCCGGCTCGAACCGTACGCTCGGCGTGCCGGCGGTCAATGCCGCGATGATGGTGTCGCCGAATGCCAGATAAATATTGGTCTCTTGGTTGTGATCGTCGTAACTCTGCCCGCCAACCAAGATCATCTGCGGCAAAACCCACGCACCGTTTTTGCCTGGGAGCAGATACTGATTGCCTCGCCAGAAGTAACGCGCCTTCCAGGCGTCACGCACCTCGAGCCGGTAGCTTGTCAGATCGC